TTAATTGGAAATCATTTGCATCATTGGAATTATAACTTAGAATATGCAAAAGATGTAATTGAAATTAATCCAAAAGAACACGCTAAAATACATAGATTTATGAAATATGATAAAAAAACATTTATGTATAAAGATTTAAATGGTATCCTATTAGATACTAAAGAAAAGCATTTGAATTATATTAATAATGTTATAAATTTCTTTTAGCATTATATTAAAATAATTTAATATATTTGCGCTTGTTGAAGCACTACCAACAGGAAAATATTAGTCTAACGACTAACCGACAAACCCTAATTTGATAGTAGTGCATCATTTTAGGGTTTTGTCATTTTATTAAATTATGAACAATAAAAAAGAATATATAAAAATTACTATTCAAGATATAGAAATAGCAGAAGAATTTTTTGACAATGAAAAACATTTTAATGAGTTTTTAGTTAATGTTTTTAAATATTATAGAGGTAAAGAAACTACAATAAAAACAAAAATTGTTGCAAAATATTTTAAAAGTTATATGAAAACTATGAATTTTGTAATAGACAGCAGAGTAAATGGATTGAAAGGTTATTTGGCAAAGTCTAATAATCAACAAGTTAAGGAACAAATGGTTGAACCACCCCTTAAAGAAGTGGTTGATGCTAATATAATAAGTAATAATATAAAAGATATAAATAATAATCCAACTTCTATCAAAGTTGATTGGAATGCTTTAATAAATCAATTTAATTTAATTACAGGTAAAAAAACAAAAGTAATTAGTCCAATAGTTAAAAATAAAATTTTAGCAAGACTAAAAGAAGGATATTCAAAGCAAGATTTTTTAAATGCTATTGAAAATTGTTATAATGATAAATGGCATAAAGAAACTAATCATAAACACCTAACTTTAGAATTTATTAGCAGACCTGATAAATTAGAAAGATTTTCAACACAAAAATAATTATGAAACTAAAACAAAAGTTTGCAAAAGCATCAAGGAAATGTTTTAATGGAAATTATTATATTATTCCAATTATTGAAGATGCTGAAATAATAGAAAAAATAGCAGATGAATTTGCTATTGGATTTGCAGAGTGGTTAGTAATTAGATATAATGAAGATATTATATTTGATGAATATACAACACAAGAACTATTAGAAATCTATAAAAAAGAAAAAAGATTATGAGAAAGATAAATAACATAGAACAAGCATTTGCTCAAATGAGTTATAGACTTGAAAATGGCAAATATGAGCCAAAACAAATTGATTTAGAAGCATATTCGTTTTTAGCTAATTGGGTTATGGAAAGTAAAAAACAAGCTCTTAAAAACGATGTTTTGTTTGCTAAGTTATTTTGTAGGGTATTTGCTCAGGAAGTACATTTTTACAAAGGTGATTTTAAATTTGCTCAAAAGAAAATGCACGATTATTTAAAACATCCTATTGAATTTTACTATGAAAAGTTTACGCAAGAAGTAAACGATGTATTAATGAATAAATATATTAATGATTTAGGCATTACTGATAAGCATCCAGCATTATTGACTGACAAAGAACGTGATTTAGAAAACGAACTTTTAAAAGATAAAGCAATGATGGATTATTTTGAAGGTATTTTAAAAGAAGATAAAGTATTTATTTCATTAAATAATGTTATCACAGAGTATATTAACAAATATAAAAACTTACCATAATGGAATTTAAAATAGATATACCAACAGTACAGCTTAAACAGGCATTAGATAGCTTAGATGTTGATTTTAATGAGATACATAAATTATCAACACTTGACTTAAAAAGTAAAGTAACTAAACCTAAATTAGCAATATCAATAGGTTATGATGATATAGCTTACAATGGTGAATTTAATCATTTAATATTTGGAACTTTTGGTAATATTTCAATGATTAAAGGTGAAGAAAAAGCAAGGAAGTCGTGGCTTAAATCTTTGTTATTAGGTTGTTGTTTTGATGGTAACAGCGTAAACTATTCATCAGATATTAAAGGTCATAATCTTAGAGATAAATACATTATTGACCTAGACACAGAACAAGACGCATACTATTCAAGATTAGGTGCTGATAGAATATGCAAAATGTACGGAACACCACAAAGTCCTGTTATACCTGATAACTACATAGCAATTAACTTACGTGAACATAATGCTAAAATTAGGCGTGATTATCTCAAATGGCTGTTTATGGAAAGTGAATATAGAAATAAATTAGGAGTAGTTTCTATTGATGGTTATGTTGATATGCTTGACAACTTTAACGATTTAGTTGAATCAACTGAATTTACTCAATCATTAATGAAATACTCAACATTAAGTAAAGCTCATATAACAGGAGTATTACACCTTAATCCAGGACAAGACAAAGCAAGAGGTCATTTAGGAACTATTCTACAACAAAAATGTGAAACGGTAGTTATCATTAAAGATGAAGGCGATTTCTCAAGTGTTACTTGTCAAAGAGGTAGGGGTAAAAAATGGGATGCATTTGGAATATCAGTTAATAAAGATTGGCTTCCTTATACTTTATCTTTAGACAATAAAATTGTAGAAGCACCAAAAAGTAAACCAACATTTTAAATTTATATTATGGAATTAAAAAGAATTTTAAAAGCAGTAAGTGAAGTTACTCTTATATCTGAAGAAGATATTTTAAGTAAAAGTAGATTAAAAGAAATTGTATTAGCAAGGCATTTATATTGCTATTTTTCTTGTGAAAAAACAAGGTATAGTTTAAAAAAAATAGGAATGTTTATTAATAGAGATCACGCATCAGTAATTCATGGCAATAAAAGAATTTTGTACGAATTAGAATATTATCCTGAAGTTAAACATATTATTAAACGTATTGATTTTAAATTAAAAGATATTGACGATAAGTGGTTAAACTATCACATAATTAATAATAATATTAACATATCTCACACATTATGAATGTACTATCTTTATTTGATGGAATGTCTTGTGGACAACAAGCTCTTGAAAGAATTGGAATTAAAGTAGATAACTATTTTGCATCTGAAATTGATAAATATGCTATCCAGGTTACAATGGCAAACTATCCAAATACTAAACAATTAGGAAGTGTAATTAATGTTAATGGTTATGATTTGCCTAAAATTGATTTATTAATAGGTGGATCGCCTTGTCAATCATTTTCTTTTGCTGGTAAACGCAAAGGAATGAGTACAAAAGATGAACAAGAAATATTAACATTAGAACATTACTTGCAATTAAAATCTGAGGGTTATGAGTTTGAAGGACAATCATATTTATTTTGGGAATATATGCGTTTATTAAACGAAGTAAAACCTAAATATTTTCTTCTTGAAAATGTAATGATGGGCGAAAAATGGGAAAAGGTATTAAGTAAAGCAATCGGAGTAAATCCTATTGAAATTAATAGTGCTTTAGTATCTGCTCAAAATCGTAGAAGATTATATTGGACAAATATTGGAATGCAACCAATGGGATTATTTGGTGATTTAGAATCCATAATTGAGCAACCAAAAGATAAAGGCATTTTACTTAAAGACATTTTGCAAAGTCAGGTTGATGATAAATATTTTTTAAGTGAAAAAATGGTAAAAGGATTTTTAGAACATAATAGAAGGCATATAGAAGAAAAAAATCAAACTGGATTTAATTGGAAACCTACCGAAGGAAATAAAAAGGCAGCTTGTTTAAGAGCAAACGCTGCACTATGTCCTACTGATAATTCCGTTATAGTCGGTCAATTAGGTTATAAAAAAGATTTTGAAAAATCTGATAAAGCACAATGTTTATTGCAAAGAGATTATAAAGGAATGAGTAATCATGGGATAAATGTTGTTGTTCACAACACTCAAAAACGTGATGAAAATCGACCATCAATACAAAAAAATAAGAATGCAGGAGGTAGTGGTCATTTAAGTAGAAACGATGGGAAAACTTATTGTTTAGATACACAAAATAGTAATGCGGTTGAAATAATTGGTGGTGATTTTAATTTTGATGGTAATTTTAGAGAAAGAGAAAATGGTAAAAGTGAAACTTTAAGAGCAAGAGCAAGAGAGGATGAAAGTTGTAGTCAATTAGCATCTATAAATTCTCGCATTCGAAGATTAACTCCAATAGAATGTGAAAGATTACAAACTGTTGCTGATAATTATACTAATCATGTAAGCGATAGCCAACGATACAAAATGTTGGGAAATGGTTGGACAGTAGAAGTAATTGCGCATATATTTAACTATTTAAAACAATAAATTATGAAAGACAAATTTTTATCAACAGAACATTACATTGCTTACAACCAATTAGAAAGTGATTACAAGAATTTTATAGTTCATTATGATGATTATTATAATTCTGATTTAGGAAGCGAAAACTTTAATAAGCAGAAATTAATCTGCATAAAGTATCTTGAAAGTGCAATAGCTCAAAAAGCAATATTACTAATAGATGCAAAAAGTGATTACGATAAACTATTTAACCTTAAATTTAATTAATATGAAACAAACAGCAGTAGAATGGTTAGAAGATTGTTTAAGAGAGCAATATCCAAATGGTAAATTTGTTTGGAATACACGATCAGATATAGAAGCTTTATTTAAACGTGCCAAAGAAATGGAAAACCAACAGCAAGGTTATAGTGAGGAAGAAGTGATAGCATTTGGAGAGTTTATATTTAAACATACTTTCGTAGCACATTCCAAAGGAGTTAAAGATTTATTTGAACAATTTAAAAAGAAATAAGATGAAACAAACAGCAGTAGAATTTTTAGAGGAACAACTATTTTTAAATAGAAAACCAACTCTCAATGAATTATTGATAATCAAAGAAGCCAAAGAAATGGAAAAGGAGCAAATGATTAATTTTGCTAATGATTTATTAGCAAGAAATAATAAAAATTATATTGCACTTCCAGATTTAGCAGAAGAATATTATAACGAAACATTTAACAAATAAATAAACATTATGAAAAAAACAATTTTAATTTTAGGAATGGCTGCAATTTCAATTAGCTGTTCAACAGGAGATGATAATAATACAAATGAAACTAACACCGATTGTAATTGCGGAGTAGCAGTTGAAGTAGTTTATTTTAACGTATTACAAACTCCAATTACCAAAATGAAAATGAAAAAGAACTGCACAGGTGAAATAAAAGTAATTGATTTGCCTGGACATCAGGGAGCGGTTGGAGATATAAAATGTAATTACTAATCAAAAATCCCCTATCTACGTTTGCGGACACCACAAACCACGATAGGGGATTAATTAACCAAACTAAACTATTATGAATTTCCAAAAGTAACAAAAAAGTTTATAAAAAAGAAAATTTATTTTTATATTTTTTGTATAAAATGTAAATTGGTACTAAAAGTAAGAACCAAAGAAGCCACCAATATGAATCTTTACGTTCAGTTTGTTTTACTTCTATTATTTTGTTTCTTTTAACCATCATTACACCCTCTTTTTGTGCTTTGTGTTGGACTTTTTCATCTTTTACTATACTTATATTGTTTTTACTTTTTTTGTGTCTTATTTTAACGTTTTTGTACTCTTTACCATTGACAGTAAAAGGTAAAGTATTGTCGATTGGAACAATTTCTATTTCATCAGTTGTTGAAGTATCAATTATTTTAGTGTTGTCGGTTACTTTCGTTTCAGTTTCGAGAGTAATTTTTACAGTTTTTTGCTCTTGTTCTTTAGTTTCTGACTTTTGAACTTTTCTTGATCCGCAAGAAGTCAATAGTATTCCTATTATTAAAGCCAATACGATAGCTATTAGTAAAATGTTATTTCCGTTGTTATTTTCAGTTGTTGTCATTCGTTATCCTCTATTATTTGATTAATTAAATCTTGGCTATATCCACAAAATAAAAGCATAATTTTTAATTTAGAAATAAGTTCCCAAATTGTATTATCATTATGTAATTCCATTGTAATTACTTCTCCGTTTGTTTCAACTGTTATTTTCATCTTATTACTTTTTATGTCAATTAAAACCCTAAATTTTAAGGTTTATCTTTAAACAATTAGTAACTTATAAATTACATTTCGTCTTTAATTTAGTGAATATTTGGGACAAAATGTTGTATATAATATACATTTTATATGCTTTTTGTTTAAAATAATATACATCTTATAAGTTACATTGAATTTTTCTTGTAGCACAGCTCATTTTGTGTTCACCATCTACCTTATGGCATTTAGGACAATACGTGTCTTGAACGCATTTTGGATACGTGCAATAGTCTAAATTGCATATTTCACCATCTCTTTTAACTCCATTTAGTTTACACTTGGTAGATTCCTTACCATTTGCCCAAAACATATCGCAGTTGTCTGCATCTTCTTCACGATTGAAACTTCCATAAGATTGATAAACTAAACTTGCTGGAGCAGTAAACCTATAACAGTAATCTTTACTTGGACATAAACTGTCATTACATTTTGATATATCCATAACTTTAAATTTTAAAACATTCTGTTTTACCTAAAAAATCTATTTTAGGTGTGTATTTATTTTTTTTAAAAAATCTTTTAAATCTATTTTCTAAATCAAAAATATATGAAGATTCTCCTTCTACAACATTTATTATCTCAAAACTATAAGGAATATATTTAAATCTTTCTTTCAAAGTCTTTGTAGTTATTCCTATTTTTATAAATGATTCATGTTCATTATATAATCTTACTCTATACAATTTAGATGTTTTTGAAAAATTAATCCATTGACTTCTAGTCCATCCTTTAATACTTCCGCAGCAAGATTTTGTTTTGCCTCTTTGAATATTATTAACTAATGAAATCCATTGATTTTTACATTTTGGACATTCAAATATAGCTTTTTGCGCATTTTTAAATGTTCCACAACTTTTTATAAATTTAATTCCATTAATAAAATCACCTTTTTTGTATATTTTTGGCTTAGATCCTTTTTTACAACCGCAACTTGTTCTTTTATTATATACTACATCTTTTATAATAGAAATAAATTCTTTTTCACATTGACATTTAAATATAGCAGTTCTTCTCTTAACCTTACTTGCAATAATAAAAGGTTGTTCTGAAACATATATTATTCCATGATTATTAACAATTTGTCCTGATGTGTAATTTATTCTTTTCATAAAAAATTAAATATATTACAAATATACTAATTATATCTTGCACTTACTTATATCAGCCATTTTTTTGTTTTATTAATTCTCTATAAATAGCATTTGTTTTTTCGCAGTTTTGACCTCTTAAATATTGACGAAGCATTTTATTAGCTACTTTCTCAATTTGCGAATTAAGATCAGGCACAACTTTCTTTTCCATTACACAATTTTATAATCGATTATTCTTATATTTTTTAATTCGTAATTACCATCACTTGCTACCTTAACGTGAGCAAATCCATGATTATATTGATTATAAGGCGCATATTCGGGTTCTAAACCGCAAAGGCATCCTGTGGACCAATTTGTTGTAACTTCACCGCTCAACCTCTTTTCAGTATGTTCCGATGTTCTATGATGATGTCCTACGATTGCACTCTCTTTAGCTTTCATAAACAAACCTCTTGCAGGATTAACAGGCGGTGCAAATCCACCAAACCATTCGTGTCCATGAAGTATTGGAAGCCTTCCTGCCATTGCCATTTGCTTATCTTTAACCAACGTAACACCAAACTCCCTAAATCGTAAAAGTTGTTCAAGTTTAAAATCATCAATACCTAATAACTCAGGTGCTTTAATCATTAAATAATCTTCGTATCTTTTTTCGTGATTTCCGATTTTATAATAGATAGGGCATTTGAATAGTTCTTGAATTTTTTTTAGAAACTCTCTAACCATTTCCAACTCTCCAGCCATATCCCTTAATCGTCTGTCTTTAGTAAATCGGCTACATTGGTAAAAGTCTGCAATATCACCATTTAAGTATATTGTGTTGACTTTGTTTTCAAGTCCGTAGTTTAAAGCAAGTTTTAATGCTTTGTTATCTTGGTAAGGGAAATGAATATCGCTTAAAATTAAAATATTGTTTTGACCTTTTGGAATTATAAATGGTTCACACTTTTCGTAATCGCTATCAGGCAAATCTATAGTTCTGCTGATGCTTTGTTTTTTTTGTTTTTCGGTGCGTTCTCCAGTTTTGGAAATAGGTGAGTTATTTTTACCATTTTCGCCTCTATATCTTCTTACACTTGTTCTTACTCCATCAAGTGAATTGAAATCTAATTTATGTTTATCATAAATCATTCGTGCAATAGCCATTGTAGTTGCCTTTGGAAACTGATTAATAAAAGATAAAACTATATCTTTTTTGTAAGTAGCTGCATTTTGATTTCCTTTTGTACCCATAATTTATTAGTTTGGTTTATCAAAAGTATAAAATAAAATATTAAATGTATGATATATTATACAAATAATGGAAAAAAGTATTAAATAACAAACAGTTAGTGGAAAATATTTAATCTTTTACCTGAAAATGCATCCAATCGTAATTCTTTTCTCTGCCTAAAGATTCAAATCCATGCTTATAAAATATATCAATCATTGGCTTATATTCTAAACGTGCAAATCTCGCAGTCTTTGAAGTTTCTCTTAATAAATTACGACTTGGGTTTAAGTCAATAGCACAACCCCAACTATGTACACTTAGTTTAGTTCCGCCTCTCATTAAACGATAATTAAAGCAACCGCCATAATCATCAATTTTTAAATCGCGAATTGCATCTTGACCATAAAACTCTAATATATCATTGAATATTGCCAAAAGTTTATCTGCTACTAATTTATGGCAACTGATTTTAGTTACTTTTTTGCCATCGTAGTACATAGGATAAGGCAAAGTAATTTGAGTAATATATCCTTTGCCCTCTTTGTTAGGAGTTCCGTATTTAGCTATCAGTTGAGCCTGTGTTATCATTTTTTTTATTTTTTTCCATCAGCCACCATCTGCGGGTAGTATATCCAATAGCTAATACTAAAGAAAAAATCTTCAATCCTAATTCTACATTTGAGAAACTGAAACTAATTAAAAAACCATTTACAACCAAAAGTTTTATGTCGTGAACGCTATTCATTATTATTGTTGTTTTTCATTTTAGAATATACCGTAACAGAATCTAATACTGTTTGGCTACTTAAATATGTTATTGCAATTAATGCCCAATCTGATGACTCTAAGTCTGCGAACATTAATAAACCACTAGCTACTAAGAAAACAAATAATTTTCTACTTATCCATTTATTTATTAATGCGTCTAAATTTTTTTTACTCATTTATTTCTTCTGTTATTACAATATAGTTTCCATGGTTTTCTGCTTGTTCAATATCAAGTGTTTCAACCCAAGATCCATCTTCGTCAATCATTCTATATTTAGTTAATATCATAATTATTTTGTATTAATGTTATGTTAAAGCGCCTCTATTATATGATGGATATTCTACAGCAATATAATCAAGTAAAGCGATTGTTGTTGCCGACGCAATGGTACTAGTAGCAAGAAAAGTTGGTTGTATTGCATTAACTCCAGTGCTTATATTAGTGCTTAATGTTGCTGAAAATAATAAACTTCCACTCATATTGTAAACTTGGAAAGTATTTAATGTTGTGCTATTGTATATAATTCTTAAATGATAAAAAGTATTTGCCGCTAAAGTAAACGACGTCGTTGAACTCCTAACTCCTGCCATAGCTGTTTTACCAACTATCCCGGTATTTATTATTTCAAAATAACAACCCTCAGTGGCGTCTGCTGACGTCATAGTTCCTCTTATTAAACCAGTCCTAATTGTTGTATTAGCTACAGGTACTGGTCCTAAACTTACAATGGTATCAAACCCCATGTTATTTGATAAAAAAGAACTTGTTGCAGTAGCGCTGTTCACATAAGCAACATAAGCCCCGCTATTAGCAGTGGCTGAGCAGTTAATTGTAATCACCCCAGGATTATTTTGCGTATTACCTGAAGCAAGTATTTGACCTGAAGACAATGTTCCCTTAATAAACGGAGAAGTGCCATTAGCTATTGTCAATAAATCATCAAAAAGAATAAACCCATTTCTTCTTACCTGTAAATCATTAAATTCTGACACGTTTCTATTAACCCAAAGATCAGTTGCTGAATCATAACTTAATACTTGATTATTAGTTGGCGCATTAGTTATTAAGTCCACGTCATGTATCTCCGATAATTCAAAACCGTTTTGAATACGGACATACATTCTACCTGCGCTTCCATTTGAAGCTGTTGTAACAACTCCTAAATAAACTAAATGATTAGGAGCATAAGGTTTAACATTTGTAATTGTTCCTGCGGTTGCGCCAAGATAAACAGCATCACCATCGGCAAAAGTTGATGTTGGAAGAATACTTAAATTATCCAATAACCCTTGCATCATTATCAATCCTTTTTGATTAGCTGCAATCGATGTGGATAATACTAATCCAACTGTTTGAGCAGATGTTGCATCCGATGTGTTATTTGCTCTTTTTACAGTCATTCTGTCTCCTGTTCCACTAAAAGCATAAACAGGCATTCCTTTAGTTAAAGTAACTGAATCATCATTTGTAACATAAGCAAATAAACTATTTGGAGCAGTTCCAATTACTTGAAAGTGATTATTTGTTGAATTATATACACAAAGCATCTCGCCTCCTGAAATAATATCGCCACCGATTAAAGCGCCATCGTTGTTTCTGTAAAGAGTTTTTGCCCCTAAAGAATTGATGTTTAAAGTTGCTCCTGTTGTATTACCATTGGTGAATCTAATCAAGTAAGCATCAGCATCATTATAAGCAGCAACTCCTGTAATTGTTGCAGTATATGTATCAGTCCCTGATGCAGTTGCGTGAGGTATTCCACTTGATGATGGAATATCAGAAAGAAAAGCTAAAGTTCCATCACCATCTTGTAAATTATATTTTCTTGTTGCTGTTAAATCAGTAGTTGAAATACGAGCCATAGTAGTACCATCTTTTGAAAGTACTGTTTGTCCATCTTCATTGGCAGTTGCATTTTGACCAAATAAATTTACATTGTTAAATGTATTATTAAGTCCTGCTGCATTACCCATAGCATTTACTTGCTCACCAGAGTTACTTCTCGCAGCATCTAAACCCATAGCGTTTACATTATTTGCTATGTTATATTGTCCAGCAGAAGCACCTAAAACATTTACATTATCCCCTGTATTGTTTATTGCTGCTTCATTGCCAAAAGCATTTACATTAAAACCTTCATTAAGTAAACCTGCATTAACACCTAAAGCATTTATATTACTTCCAATATTATCCGAGGCAGCAGAAGCTCCAAAAGCATTTACTGATTCTCCCTCATTATTTTTTGCAGCTTCAAATCCTAAAGCATTAACATTACTTCCTATATTATCTAAACCTGCATCTGTCCCTGCATAAAAATTTCCATCAACTAAATCGTGATTATTATCTAATACTTCTTGAAGTGTTGGAATGGTAATGTCATCCATATAAGCTAAAGTTCCATTTTTATCTTGAAACTTTGCGTATCTTGAATCTGTATTATCACTATTATCAAATAAAGTTGCTTGGCCACTTTCAATATTTAACATTTTAAAATAAGGAAATCCTGCACTGCTACCTATTTCAACTTGTAAACCTGTATCTTCTAATAAAATAGGATTAGTAGTAACATTTCCTGCATCAGTAACCTCTTGAAGTGTTGGAGTAGTTGGTATTGTAGGCTTGTTCAGTATCTGATTATTACCACTTGTTGCATTCCAATCTGCAGGTTGTTGCACAAGTGGATTACCTGCGCCTAAATTAGTCCAATATAATGTGTTAGTTGGTAATAATGAATCATTAGCAGCAATACATCTGTAAACATTACCAATATAATAAACAATATCTCCAATACTATATTGATTTCCTGTTGCAGTAAGATGATCTGTTGTAAATGGTAATGCAAAAAGTGAACCGCCACCGCTTGTAATATTAATCCATCCTTCATCTTTACGACCATATATATTTCCATCAACTGGAGCTTCTTCTATTCCAGTTGATGATTTATAAGGTGTATATCCTAAAGTAGTAAGTCTATTTTTAAGAATTAATACATTTGGGAATGTTTCTTCAAATGAACCATCTGTTTGATCTATAACTCTAATATTAGCTACCTGAACAGATTGATTAGGTACATTAGCTCCATTTAAACATTGTATATTAAATGTTTGTGCTTGTAAATCTAATACGACTTCAAAATCCGATAAATTAACTTCTTTTGAGCCATTGTTATACAAGTGCCAAAAAGAATTAGGTGCTTTTTTTATTATTTTGAATATACTCATTACGCTATTCTTTGTATTTTTAACTCAACAACATAAGGTTGTAAATTTTTATTAACACCACTTTCTCCTTCTGTGCTTGTTGTATAAGTATGAGGAGTTCCAGTTCCATCATTAAAACTTATATTCCCTGATCCACTACCTTCACCGTTTATAATAACATCGTGGCTATGTTCAACTAAAATAGCATCTTTACTACCACCTGTTGCACCTAAAGTCAAATAATCAGTACCATAAGCAATAGAAACTTTACCATTATCATTAGTAGTTTCATTATTTCCATTACAAATTGCCCAACCTTCATATAATCCACCTGAAAGACCTAATCCTGCTGTTTCACCAGTAGTTTCAAAATAAGTAGCTATATCTGAATTTTGCAATTTAATCCATTTAACTTCATTTGGCAAAACACAAGCATTTTTAATAGCTGTTAAAACAGTTCTAACTTCTAATGCTGTATTTAAACCACCATCTTGTATTGCGGTTATTAATGCTGTTATTTGTGTATTTGTCATATTATTATGTATTAAAATCCAAATTATTAAAATCTAAAGAATTAAAATCTGCTATTCCTATTGTAAATGTCCAATCTGTTGTGTTGTATATTCCTGGATAAACTTCACCAAATAAAGTACTTGAAAATAATCCTGCTGTAAAGTTAATATAATATTCTCCATTATTAGGAAATAAATTAGATACATCAATAGTAAATACATTATCTTCAACTTCAATGTCATTTTCATTAAAAGTTAAAAATAATGTATTGTCCTTATAAACAGTTAATAAACCTGTTCCTAAAGTAATATTTCTATTGAATGTACCTATTATTTCGTTTGGAAAGTTCATATTATAATTGTGCAGTATAAAATCCTAATGGAACTTTATTAATTAATGTTAATTTTTCTAATAATTGATTTTGAAAATTAAATTTCTCTCCTTGTGGATTTATTAAAAATTCTGCCGATAAAAAGTTTGTATCGCCTTTTCGTTCATCAACTTTATATTCTGATATAGTAACTTTTTGTCCGTTACAATAAACTTGTTGATGATTTTTTAAAGCATATAACCTGTCATTGATAGCATAATCTAAAGATTCAATAACATACTTTCTTTTAAAAGTAGTTATTTGTCTATAATTTAATTCTAATCCTTGTGATGTTATATATTGTTTTGCTTCTTCTTTATTTGCTGGACTATCATCATAACAGTTTGCAAAGCGTATAGATTGAGTATAAGGCAATAAATCGTAACTAATGTTATATAACTTACTTCTGTTAAAATAATCAAAACGTGTTGATATATCTGAATTTAAGTAAGTAACTAAAAAACTATTTGAATACCAAATATTATTATTAATTAAATCAGTAATTTTTAAATGTAAAGATGTATTAAAAAAATCTGTTCCTATTAATCCAAATTCAAAAGCTATTTGACTAACTCCATTTGAATCAACAACATTTTCATAATAGAAATTATCATCAATATTTTTTTTTACATTTCCACAAGAATCAATTAAATCAACTTTAATTCCACCAACAAAAGTAATATTAATATCTCCTGAACTAATTTGTAAAAAAGTTTCATTTGGTTTTTGAATTATAAATCCACCATATAACAACTTTGCGATATTAGGATCATCGCTTTTTTTAGCAAGTGCTAAGTCGTTCTTATATAGTCTTATAAAGGATTGGTCTGTCATTTTATATCTGCGTTATCACAACGCTAATAAAGCTATTAATAGTTCTTCTTTACTTTCAAAAGTAAAACCGTTCAAATTTACTAAATTATATTTATAATAATTAGATAAAGGTCTGTTTTTTTCGTCATACAGTTTTATTAGGTCGTTATCAAATCTCCACCAGTTTTCAATACCACCTAAATTGTATTGCGCATCATTAACAGTTAATATTCCATTATTGTATGTAAGTATTAGATATTGAGTTTCAAACTTTTCTTCTAAAACTAATTTAAGTTTATTCTCTTGCCATAAATGGTCTAACTTTTGAACATAACCTTTTAATACTCTACCATTACTATCTAAACAACGAATAAATCCTCTATTTGTTTTATATGCTTCCATGTAATCAAGTACATCTTGAAATTCGGCTACGGTTGTAATATTATATACTTTTGGTGTTATTAATGGATTAGGTAAACTATTATATGTAATTGTTGCATTTTCCACTAATGGTAATGCTTCAGAATTTAATTGACTTGAAAATGCACCGTTTGATTTAAAATAAGTATTGATTATGTCTTTTTTAGAATATAATAAGCAACTTTTTAAATAACTTCCATATCTCTCTAAGTTTCTTTTTATAGAATAAGCTACGTTTTGAATTTTTAATGGATTAGATATAAAATCTTCATCTGTTCTTGAAATATATAATATATTTTGATAAAAATATTTTATTGAAATAAAACCATCTCCACTAAAAGAAGCTATTGTTCCAGGATTAGGAGTTAAAGTAAGCACAAAAGAAGTTAAAGAAAATACAGTATAATTACCTACATTTACTCCATCTATTATTGAAAATGTACTTCCTACATTAATTCCTAATGAAGTCCAAGCAAATATTTGCCCTGGATCTCCTTCTGAGGTTGTATTAAGTATTTCTAATTTACCTTCAACTAAACGCATTAATAAAACAATTCCAAATTGATTATAAGAGCCATCAGGTAAATCTACAACTTCAGTCATATATATTTTATCATCTTCATCAGTAGAAGTTGTTGGAGTATCAATTTCTAAATCAATTATTTTTTGTATTGAAAGTTGATCTCTTACTTGTTCAATTAATATTTCTTTTACATTTTCTACACTCTCATTTTGTATATTAAATTCTGCTTCAGTATGTATTGAAATATTTGTATCAGTAGTTAATCTATCTTGCTCAAATGTTTTGTATTTATAAGAAATTCTATTTATTTGGCATCTGTCATTTTCTGAAATCATAAAACTATCATCTGCTAATATTTCAAAAACACCAATTTCATTGTTAGTATAAAAATCATTTTGACTACCAATAAATATTTTATCTTCATCAACTTCATAATCGCAATTAATTTCTTCTATTGTTTCAAAAGCTATTTTTGGTGTAACATTAAAATTATCTACTTTATTTGAAATCATAGCTCTATTGAAAACCATATTATCATGAAATTCTCCGTTTATTTCAAATAAAGGAGCTTCAACTTCAATTCCACAAGAATATAAAGACGTTTGTTTTATTAAATCAATCCACCAAGAAGCCGTAACAACTCTATCAATACTTTTTTCATTTAATATAATATCTATATCGTATTTAGCTACTAAGTTGTCACATCTTATCTCTCCACCTAAATCACTTGATTGACGACACCTTGAGTGCATATAAATAAACAAATATGCACCTGCTGGGATATAAGGTATATTGAAAGTTTGGTTTATTGTATTTGTTATACTATCTCCATCTGTTAAACTATTAAAAAATACAGTTATAGAACCAATAGGATCAGTAGCAGTAACCCCCCAAGAAATAATAAAACTATTTTCTACATATCCATCACCACCACCTATCGTAAAAACATCTTGAAACCAAGAAAAGTTAGATATTTTTACTTCTACATCAAAAAATTCTTTTGTAGCTTTTAAATATTTAAAATCAGAAGGATTTACATCGCCTGGATCAACAAAATCAGCTAAAAATGTTAATGTATTATTAATTCCTGATTTTATAATATTTTTGCAGTTATTCCATCTATAATTTCGTGTATCTGTACCTAAAACAGCAAAAGCATACGTACTTTGATTCATAATTCCAGGACTATCCCAAGTACTATTTCTTTCAATTAACAATCCTTTTAATACAATGTCTTGATGTGAAATAGGTGTAATATCTTGTTGTAAAGCATTTTTAGTTCCAAATAAATTAAACTTGCCATCAAATCGTCTTTTAAAATTAGCAACTTTATTTTTTTGAATTAGTTTGCAACTTATATAAGTATATCCATCTGTTAAATCTTTTTCTGTAAAATCTAATACTCCAGCACTAAACTGTACTCCATTCTTTTCTAAAATATACTCTACTTTAGCTTCAAATCCAAAATCATTATAAATTGGCAACAACCATTGTAGCCCATGATTTAATAGTGTAGAAACATCTCCTTGTGGATTTATTACTTGCTCAACTCCTGTGTCTTTTGTTTCGCAATCTACAAAAGTAAGTTTGTCTATTGCTCCATATTCTCTTGTCCTTGCATATCTTTTGCCTTCTTGTTCTTTTACAAAATTAGCTGCATCAAAACCAACAGGTTCTGCTATTTCGTACAAGTCCGTTTTACCTAATGAAGTAAATATTAAGTAATGTTTAAAACTATTAGTATCTAATGGATTATTCATTATACGCTTTTTCCTTTAAAATCAATTCTTTTATTTGTACGTTCAACTATTTCGTTTTTACGTTTTAATTTCATTATAATATCAACTCCATCACTAACTACTTGTATTGTTTCATTATTAGATATTGTATTAGCTAAAGATTTTATTTCATTTGTTATTTTTTCAGCATCCATAGAAACTTCAACTTTAGGCATAACTATACCATTTTTTAATAACATACTATTTAAACCATTATCAAACATCATAGCAGATTTTTCAGCAGTAAATACTTTATCTCCTTTAGAAAGCATTGTTAATTCAGCACCTTTATCACTACCTAATGATTTAACTCTACCTTGACTATCTGTAATAATCTCACGACCTTTTTCTTGTGTCCATGCTAAACCACCATCTGCATTATCAGTACCTTTCCAATATTGAGGAATTTGTTGTGCTGAAACCATAGCAATTTGAGCAGCTCCTAATGCTCCTACTGCAACAGATAAAGGTATTGCCGCTGGAAATCCTGGACTAACCCACAAACCAATAATTGCTTGTGCAGTATCAATAGCAATATTCATTATTGCTTGTTCTTTTTTAGCTTTTGCTTCTCGTCTTGCTATTTGTTTTCTTTTTTCTTCATATTGTCTTTCTATTTCTTCTTTTGCTGCTGCACTATCTCCAGCAAACATTAAAGCTACTTCTTTTTGTTGTTCTAATCTTTCGTATTCTGCATCAAAATTAGCCTGTGATGCTTGAGATATAAAGTTATACATTTCTTGTGCGCTTTCTGATATTGCTTGGAATGTAGCAGCAAACTTTTCAACAGAACCATCAGCTAATTCTCCAAGTTTATCAAACATTGTTTTGCCATCTTGATCCATTCTTAAAAAGAAATCAAATGTTTCTCCAAAACCAGCATTACTAAAAAACTCTTGTCCAAAACTTTGAATATAGTTTCTAAATTCGTCTTGTAATCTTTTTTGTATTTCGGCTATTTTTTTAGCATCTTCTTCTGCTTGTTTTATTTGTTCAGGTGTCCACATTGTAGGAGTTTTAGAACTCCAATCTTTAGGCACAGATTCTGCCATAGACTTGAAATAATCTTTATTGATTTTATCCATTCTATTTGTGAAATTTTCAGCAATATTAACTGATTGTGTTGCGTATTCGTTTTCTGCAATCACATCGCCACCAATAGTTGGAGAAATACCTAATGCTTTATTTCCTTTAGCTAATCTTTTCTTTTCATCAGCAACTTTTTGAGCTAACTTTATTTCAAGTATTGCTAAATCCATTGATAATTTCATTTTTTTAGCAACACCATTTTGAAAATAACCTAATTCTTGTTTATTTAATTCTTCTACTATATTAAATTTATCTTTAGCTCTTTCTATTTCTCTTTTAATATTAGATATATCTAATTCGTATTGTTGTTTTCTTTGTTCTTCTAATAATTTAGCAGCTTTTTTTTCTTCTTCTAATTCTTCTTTAGTTTTTGTTTTTTTAACAGGCGGCGCAACAACATTTGGTTTATTTATTTCGTCTATAATTTTTTTAATTGCTTTATATTCTCCTTCAGCCTGTCCTAAATATTCAGTCCATTTTAAAATATTTTTTGAACGAAGATGCGCTGAAAAAACATCCATTAACCAACCTGATGATTTATTTAATTCATTTAATTCATTTACACCTTTTGTGATTCTAAATTTAATATCAGATATAACATCGTCTAATTCTTCTTTATTTAATTTTTTTACATCTTCTACTGACCATAATTTTATACCTTCTTCTTGTGATTCTGATCTTCTATTTTTTGATAATTGATTTAATGAAGAAGCTAGATAATCAACTCCTTTAATAGATTTTTGTAAATAATCTAATAAAGTTGTAAAAAACATAGTTAAACCGTTATTATCGCTTTCGTTTATATTACGAATCATTTTAGTCCAACTATTTGAAAGTCTGTTTTGAGCAGCAGCTAATGTTTCAGCTCTATTTACATTTTCAATTCCATAAAGTTTTTCGTATGCTTTAGCTAATTCAGGTAACAATTCAGCAGATAATATTTTACCCGCTTTCATTTGTTCCATAAATAACTTTTCAGTTACTTTTAATTCAGGGTGTAATGCTTGATAAGCCATTGTAGCGGCTTTAACAGCACCAGGTAATGCGTTACCCAATTGTTTTTTCAATTCTTCAGCTTGAACAGTACCCTTACTCATCATTTGTTGCAAAGCAAGGAAAGCACTATCTTGTTGTTCAACAGATAATCCCATTACAGCAACCGATTTAGAAATGCTTGTAAATATTGCTTTTATTTGTTCTGCTTCTAACTTTCCTTTAGATGCAACCCAAAATTCAGTAAAGTTTTTAGTAAGTCCTTGAATTTCTATACCATATTGTTCAGCAAGGTTAGATAAAAAAACTTGATTAGTTGCAAATTCATTTTGTGAACCACTAACCATTCTTAACGCTAAATCTAACGACTGTATTTGTTTTGTAGTTTCAAATATATTTTTAACTAAATCAGCAGCTAAATAAAGTCCAGTTGATATACCAAAAGCACCCATTAAATTTCCTATTCCTGATAATGCTCCTTTGTAATTTCCAACACTTTTTGAGAAATCACCTACTGCTTTATCAGCTTTTCTAACTTTTTGATCTAATACATCAAATTCTCTTTGAGCCTTTCTTATTTCAGCATTTGATGCACTTTCACTTGCAATTAAATCTCTTAATACATTCTTTGCTCTTGCTCTTGCAGCGTTTAATTGATTGTAAGCAGAGTTTAACTTTTCGTTTGCTAATGCTTCACGTTCTGCTGTTTTAGCGGCTTTTTCTTGTGCTTGTTGTTGTGCTAAAGTAGCTTTTCTTTCTGCTTCTCTTGCTGCTATATTGGCTTTTATAGCGTTAGATTGTTTTATTTCAGTAGAAATAACCTGTTGCTTTACTTTTTCTTCTTGAATTAATGCAGTAGTAGTATTTTTAATAGCTTGTTCTTGTGCTTTTAAATCAGCAGCCATTTGCTTTGCAGCATTATCAGCTCCACTTGGAGAAGTTGGTGCTTTAAATTTATTTATTTTTTCAATGCTACTTGCCAAACTATTAATTAAAGTTTCAGCTTGTTTTAATTCCGATAATGCATTAGGACTTAAAAACTCTATAAAACCATCATTTGCCATTGTTTTGTTTTTTTATTTTTTGTTTTGCACTTTTATCTAAAGCTATATACATAGCTAATGTTAATGTTTCGTCTATATTTCTTTCATGAACATTACTTAAAGAAACAATATTATCGTAAAAATCAAATGCTTTTTGAGAACTATTTTTTACCATTGAATCTAACTCTAACTTTTCCATAGTTAAATCATTTTCAATAATACCTGTTTCAACTTGCATTACTCTTTTAACTTCTTCTGTAAAATCTGTATCTTTATCAATATATATTTCACAACCAACTTCTAATGCTTTTAATAACTTATCTCGCATCTCTTTTGTTAAGTGTGCAAAATAAGCAAATTCCATTACTTGCTTAATTGTCGCTAGTTTATATTCTAAAAAAGCAATATTAGTAGTTATGTTTAAATATCTTTTTGCTTCGGGATTGTCTGACTTAATAAAAAAATCATCATAAATTACAATAAAAACCGCTTCTAAATCTTCATTTTCATTATCAGGTTGCAATAAACTATAATCTTTTGTGTTTAAAACGTCAAAGAACAGTTTTGCTGGTATGTTTTCTATTGAGTTATACTTTGCCATTTATTGTCCAAGTTGTTTCTTTAAAACCTTTCTAAAATCTTCTATTACATATCCATCTAAGAACCTATTAAACTTTGCTTCATTTAAACTAAAAATACCAGCAGTATATTTTTTCTTTAGCATTGGCACTTTATAATCTTTTGCTCCAAAAATATATTTATTTTTAATTGGTTTTTGTAAAAAAAATGAATTAATAAAAGCTCCTGTATTTATTAAATCTGTTTCTCCACCTGCTAATGGATTTTTAAAATATTTATAAGTGGCATATTCATCATTTTTATATGGAACTCTACTGCCATCTCCATAAATATCTCCTATAAGATAATCACCTTTCTTATATTCAATTAAATCCTTTTCATTTTTTCTTATTTCTACTTCTACTAACTGTTCTAGTTTCGTTTGATTCAATAACGGTTTCAATCGTCTGCTCATTTCCGCTGCTGATATTCCCATTTTCTACTATTTTAGCTATTGATACTTTTTGTTTATTTCCTCTGCACTCTACACAGTATTCTTTTTTGTTCGGATCTAATGTTCTATTTAAAAATTCATTAATTAGAATATCATTTGTTTGATTTGTATTTTTTAAAATCCAATCATATTTTTGTTCTTTAGTAAGATTACAGAACCATTCTGCATCTATACCATTAATTTCAACATTAAAAATTTTCATAATTTACAATTTAATTATTAATCATACAAATATAAATAAAAAACACGCATAAAGTTAATTATGCGTGTTTAAATAATAATTTTACAATTATGCTACTGTAACAACATTACCAGTAGTTCCTCTATAAAACTTGTTTCCTACTTGCGCACAAGCAACAGCATTAGCAGCATCGTAAAGTTCAACAAGAACAACATCAGCAGCTACCAATGTAGCAGTTGGTGTAATTGCGTATTCTTTTGTGCTTGTATTAAATGTAGTAGCTCCTACAATAGCATTTGCAACACCATTTACATAAAGTTTCAAGTTTGCACTTGCTAAACCAGTAATAGTGAATTGCTCATTATGTAACCAAGTTGGTTTAATGTAAACTTTGTTTTCTGAAGCATCTGCTCTACCTGCAATAGTTACATCAGTAATACCGAATAATTCAGTATTTGGATTGAAATCTAAATCAGTTAAAAGATTTACA